TAGGTACATACGGTACTTAGGCACTAGATGATTGGTATATACTAGGTATATGTATCTACAGATCATACAATATTGCAGGTCTTCACATCAAAAGTCAACATTTTTCGTAAAAAAATATATGGGGGGTTATGGGACCCAATTCATTTCTACAAAAATAGGGGGTGGGGGTCTAATATGCACCTGCTAGCAAAATGCAATTAGTAACCTATTGGGAAAATAGGTATATGTTTGTGCAAATCACTATGTATGTATGTCCTGCGAATGACGGGTGCATTATGGGGGGTGGGGGGTCTATCTATCTGGTTTCAAAATAGGGTGGTGTTTCCCTACTCTCTGGAATTAATCTCCTCCTCTCTCTAGTAGCTGTGTAATTCTCTCCTCTATCTCTTGTTCAATCTCTGTGCTATCTCTGCTCTCCTTTTGCTCTGTCACATCAGTAAACATGGCTACGCTTTTACCCAATAACTCTAATGCTCTTATTCGTGCTGAATCGCTGTCGCTTTCTGTGGATTCTTTATAAAGACGTTCTATGACATAGTTTCTTGTTCTGAGGTTAGATGCTACTGCTGACACCTCTTTTCTCTCTAAAGCCTTTTGTATGCTTAGTGCTATCTTAGGGTTAGCTACTAACTTAGATGATTCCACTTCGACCCACTTAGGTATCTTCCCTGACTTCGTTAGAGCCACGTCATACACTTTTGCATAGACCTCCTTATAACTTCCCAACTTGCCTTTAACTATTTCATTAACAAAGGCTCTCTGCTTAATGGTTAGATCATCCTTTTTGACTACTTGGAGTTTTGGTTTATCTGGGGTTTTTGTTTTGTCGTTCATAGAAAGAATATTAACTGGTATCTGGATTCTTGGTAATGCTCTCATTTAGCTATCACTTATATAGATAAATATGATTAGACAATGGAGTTAGTTTTTGAGATACTAAGTGAATGGTGGAACGTTGAGATAACTGTGCTACCTCCTAGTGAAATATAAAGCTAGGGATTCGCAACGCGAGTGAATCAGAAAACAATGGGCGTGGGTGAATCTTTAAGGGATTCTTTAAGGGATGAAATTCCTCTTGAACTAAGACCAAATTAAGCGATAGCTGAAACAGTCTTAACTAGGGAAAAGTAAAAACTACTGACACAACCTCCAGTGTCTGTGAATTAACACACTGACGAGCATCCTATTTTGGGGTGCAAGAAACATACAGGAGAAATAAATAATGGTAAGAGTAGATGTAATAGCGTCTTTTGATCATCACGATCAAGAGTGGTTTGAGATAAGTATTCCTAACGAATACTTAGACAACGATAGAACTATCGTAAATTTTTTATTAAGACAACTAGATCATGTTAGCGATCTTTACTTGATATCCCTTTGTTGGATATGTAGTGAGAAAACTGCTAACAAGTTTAGAGGTATCAAAGACAGTATTAACCATCATGGAAAATATTATTTTACTAATGGAATGTTAGAGGTTAACTAAAATATGGAGGGATTAATTTCCCTCCAGTGTTCACGAATTAACGTGCTGATGAGTTTCCTTTTTGGGAAACAAGAAACACTTTTATAAAACTTTGGAGGTTTTACATTATGAGAAAAGTATCAAAAGAAATTGCAAAAGCATTTATTGAGAATAGAAAAAGAACTATTGGTAATAGTTGGACTTCAATGGGGTCTATCTATTTGCATGATAATAGAATTGCATGGTGGGAAGACATTCATCCTGATCATTACAAGAACAAACATATTCATTTATGTTTCTCTATGTGTGGGTGGGGAACTCCTACAACTAGAGAGAGATTGAACACTTTGTTTTCTCTTTTATTTGAGAGTGATGATGTTTTCATTCAGCAGAAAAACTTTGCTCAATGGCTAACTATTAAACATAGACAAATGGAGATAGACGAACATGCGACATACGTTCTACGTTGTTTCAATGGTCATCTATTTCTTGACGTGCCAATGAGGGAGGTAAGCTAATAGCCTACTGATGAGCCTTTGAAATACAGGCGAAACTAGACCCTATTTATTTAGGGTTTAGTCTAGGTAATAACTAACTGACTGGAGGGTCAATTATTATGGATAAAACCAAAAATAATACGCTGTCTATCAATGGTAAAGAGATAGGCGAAAAGCAATTAGATATTCTTAAATTGGAGAGTGTCTTAGATAATCTTATGTATGTTGATAGAAGTAATGCTTTAATCGTCATGCCTGAGAATAGTGAAGACGTTAAACCTTTTCTTTTAAGTAATATCAAAAAGTATCTTGAATCAGTTATAAAGACTGTCGTTCAAGAAGACCCTGAGAGAGCAAAATATTATGAACTCTCTGAGGGTGAATCGTGATTGCTGTTAAATGGTCTAAAAAAGAAGTAGAAACTAGACCCTTTTTAACATGGAATCGTAAAGGCGAGAGAGTTGTTTCTCCATATAGAAACGAAATTGATGTTTATATTTATTCTTGGAATGAATATAAGTTGGTCAAAGAACTGTATGGAGAAAATAGAAATTATTACTTTTTACTAAAGGGTGATGATTATCTATGTGACGAAAGTGGATATCGAGCAAGAATGTTTAATAACATTAAACATGCTACTAAGCATTTAGAATACATTTTAGAAAATGGAACTATGCATAGAGATTCTTGGGAAAATCCGATAGATTTTTGCCATAAAAAACGTATCACTAACGTCTTTACTTAAACCTACTGATGAGCAAGTGAGAGTCTTGCGAAACTAGACCCTGAACTATTTTTCAAATTTTTTAAGTTTGGGGTTTAGTCTAGGTGGATTTACTGGAAAATATTTTTTTATTAACTGGTAAATCTTTTTACTAACTTTGTTTCATGGAGGTAAATTATTATGAAACCAAGTCAAGCGTTGCAGATCATGGAATCTGTATTAGGTGGTGGAAACACACCTTTTCTACTAGGTGGAACTGGTGTAGGTAAATCTGCTGTAGTAAAACAATTAGCCATTAAGTTAGCTGATAGTAGAGAGTTAGTCGTTGACGAAATTAATCCTAAACCAAAAGAGTTTGGGTTTATTGATTTTAGACTGTCTTTATATGAATCAGTTGACTTGGGTGGACTTCCTTATATTGATGATGAGGGAGGACAAAAGAGAGCCTTTTTAGGCAATCTACCTAAAAGTGGTGAGGGTGTTTTATTCTTTGACGAATATGCTCAAGCACATCCAAGCGTTCAAGCTGTCGTAGGGCAGTTGATCTATGAAAAGCGTTTAGGCGAATACGTTTTGCCTAAAGGGTGGAAAATGATATGTGCAGGGAATAGAGCCAGTGATCGAGCAGGTAGCAACAAACTTCCTAGTCATGTAGTTGGAAGATGCTCATTGATTAACTTTGAGCATGACTTTCAGGACTGGGATAAGTGGGCGATAGAAAATGACATTGATAGTAGGGTAGTTGGTTATCTTAACTTTCAACCTCAATCTCTCAATGACTTTGATGCCAAGATCACTACACCTCAACCAAGCCCTAGAGCATGGTCAAGGTTAAGCGATACGTTGAAGACGAATCCACCTAAAGAACTTATCCAAAAAATAGCTGAATGTGATGTAGGCGAAATTCAAGCGATTGAGTTTACTAACTTCATGTCATTAATGGATGACGTTCCAAATCTAAGCGACATAGTAAGTGGCAAAGACGTTGAAGTCATAGACAAAGTAGGACTTTGTTTTGCTACTGCTGTTGCCTTAGTGGATGTAATCAAGAGTGCAAAAGAATCTCAAGTTGTAGATTATTTTGAAAATGCTCTTGCCTACGTTCAAAAATTCTCTACTCCTGAGTTTAGTTTGTTCTTTGTAAGACAATCAGTGACTAGGAGAAAAGAATTAATTGATACATCAGTCTATGCGAAATTCAAAGTTGAGCATCAAGACTTAGAGTATTAAACCTACTGATGAGCCTATGAGATTTAGGCGAAACTGGAGAGTAATAAAAAGAAAGAAAACCTAAAATTGTCTGTAGAGTTGAAATAAACTCAAGGTGGCAATAATCGTTCTTTTTGTTAGACACTTAATTGAGAGTGTTTTGTTTTAGTAAAGTTAAGGTAGGAAGTGGCTACCTTTAATGAAATCCAGTGATACAGGGCAAAATAAATATTAAATGCCTTAATAAGTTAAAACAATTTGTTAAATAAAATGAACTGACTTTACTATTAAAGGTGTAGATAAATTCACGTTATCTCTTAAATCTAGTTATGTTAAAAACTAGAGCCTACTCTCTCCAGTCTAGGTGTTTCCTAGTGATAGGAAATATTATTAACTGGTTAATTTTTCTTAGGAGGTTTTATATGGAAAAAAATACAACCAATACGTTAGCTGAAAATGCTACTCTCGTTAGACTTACTACTAAGTTTTGGAGTGGCATTAAAACTGATAAATCACTTCGTGATAACTTAGCTGATATCACTAATACAAGTGATCAATCTATGTTGCACGTTGCTAAACACTTAGTTGGATTCAATGCTAATAAATACTTTAGACGAATCATCAACAAAGTGAGGAATGATAGCTATTACCCATTGACATTGCCTTGGGATGATAACTCCTCTGATGATGACAATAAGGTCATCAGTGGGTGGAGATTATGTCCAAATAGCCAATTAGATGATCTTCAAAAAGCTATAGATCAAGCAAAACAAGACTTCTTTAAAGAAGTTGATGAGTTTTGTAAGAACTATCCAAGCATGATTGATGATGCTAGGGGTGTTCTTGGTCATGCTTTTAATATGGGTGATTACCCTCAAGTGGATGAGATAAAAGCTAAATTCAAATTTGATTTTGAAATTGCCCTTATCCCTAGTTATAGCAACGATATCAGACTAAATGTATCTGCTGACTTGAGAAAGCGTATTGAACGTGATGCTGAACAAAGACTTAGCAAAAATGTTAAGACTATATTTCAGACCACAGTTGATGCTTTAGTAGAGCAAGTTGAGCATATATCAGACAAACTCAAAACTTATGACCCTACTATTAAGGGTGGTGGATTCTTTAAGGATTCAAGTTTTGATAAGTTGCGAAAAGCAGTTGAGGTTATTCCTAACGTCAACAAAGATGTTTTAGGCAATGATGCTGATATAGCTAATGCTCATCAAAATCTAGTAGCAGTGCTATCTACTATTAACAGTATTGATACTCTTAGAGATCAAACTGAGATAGGTGATGCAAAACGTAAAAAAGTTGCTGATGATCTTGATAAAGCTATTGACCCATTAAAAGGTGGGTTAATGAAAAAGCTAGGAGGTCATAATGACTAATAGAGTTTTACAAGCAAGAGCAAGGTTAATGAAACATGATGTAGGAATTGCATCCATGCTACTTAACCTTGAACTTGTTGAAACTGATAAGTGCGACACAATGGCAACCAATGGAAAAGAGATACTCTGGAATCCTGAGTTTGTTAAAGACATAACAGACAAAGAGATTGAGGGTGTCTTAATCCATGAATCAATGCACGTTGTTTGGGAACATCCATTAAGACGTGGTAAAAGGAATCATGCTTTATGGAACGTGGCTACTGATTATGTAATCAAT